GAGCGTGGCTCTGTATAAAATGCAGCACTTATTGTAGGGCGTGCGGCTTCTACTGGAGCAACCTCTGCCGGTGTTACAGTTGGCTCTGGAGTTGTATCCAAGATAGCCTCACTTTCCGTAGTAGGTGTTGTTGCATCCGCTTCGCCTTCGCTAGCGGCAACGTTAGTTACATTCGCATTAGCGAACGCTGGTGTTTCGACAAGGCTGACTTCTTTTAAAGTAGCTGCCGTGACTAATAAATAATCTTTTTTCTGATCCGATGCAGTTACTTCAACGCCAACTGATAGGCCGTCAATTAACTGTTCGCCGGCAAGGATAAGTGCATCAGAACCTTGCATACTTGCACTAATCTTAAAACTGGCGTAAATGCCATCCTCGGCCTTATTGAACTTCTGCATGCGACCAATTGGCTTATCTGTTTTATGCTGCATTAGCATTTTAATTTTGCCGGGATCGCCGATCGCAATTGAGTCTTTGGCAAATACAACCGCGCCTACTGAAGTATTGCCCACCTCGTTATACGGCACAATTTTGCCAGCTATAATTCTGCGTTCCGTGTCTGAACTTTCAATTGAACTACTGAAGGTTAGTAACATTACCACTCTCATTTCCATATGGGGTTAGATCTTCCATGCCCTTGGCTTGCGCTACATCAATTAAGCCAAGTTGTAACATTTTCTCTATTGCATCTAGTCTTTGCATTGTATCGGCGCGTAAGAATGACTCCTCTACCGCAAATCTAACTTCATTGCCTCTTGCTGTAATATCATCCATACTAAGTCTGGTTTCAATTGCGCAAATAAATGGTTGTAGAGAATATGCGACAAACTCTTTGCGCCCATCAATGATGTTTTGATATGTCATACTGTTATTCATGTCGGCGCTGATCATGTAGGCCGGCACGTTCATTGCTCTCGCAATTTGAGTACATAAGTACTGGCTAGCTTCGTTGTACATCATGTCTTTAGGGCTATATCCGACAGTTTCATAAGATAATGTGCTAGTAAGATAAGCAGTTGATCTAGCAGCTCTACTTGCCTTCCATGTTGCCAATAATCCTTGTACGTGATCTTCTGGAAGGTCCGCACCGGTATTCTTGAGGTATCCCGTAGCCATTGGAGTTTGTGCGGCTACTGCTGATGCTCTTTCAATATCTAAAGCTGATTGGATTGTTCGACCGGCAGTTTGTAATACACCTTGGTTTAATCCTTGGAAGGTAATTAAAGATCCAACGCCTGACATTGGTAACTTAGTGCCATCTAAATTGTAATAAAGTATCTCGGTGTTTCTATTGTTAAATATTGGGGTAACGCGGTTATTATCTACCCATTCAAATCTTGCCGGGCGTAAATCATCGGCATAAACCTCTGTAATTAACCAGTAACTGACTCCATAGAATATAAGGCTATCTATGGTTGCGGATAAAGTAACGGCTCTTGGTTGTCGAATATCAGGTTGCTCTAACCAAACTGGTGATCCTAATTCCTCGCCAGTTTTTTTATTATAAAGCTCTAGTGGCATGTAACTAATTACATCAGCTATTAAATTACGGCATCTGGCAACCGCAGGTACTTGCATGGCAAGGGATCGATCTATTGGTGCGTAACCGTACCCCGATCCAATACTGCCCGGGCCGTAACCAAAACTCTGCATAACTGCTGGGGCGTATTGCGCTTTAACGGATCTGTTATTAGATGTAATTCCCAAAGCAGACAATATACCCATATGGTCATAATATACCATAAAACGGACATATGGTGCAAATCAGGCAAATATTGCTGCGGTGCGTTGTGGCTTTGTTAATTGACTTACAACCATCGCAAGTGAAATAGCGCCTGTGACATCGCCAGCGCTGCGCCTACGGATTATTCTCCAGCCAGCATCGTTTGTCTTAGCTGCACAGTTATTTAAGTGTTGTACTAGATCCTCTTGACCGGAATGAACCACTCTATTATTTGCCAAAGCATCAGATAGGTCGCTGCATGCCTGATAAAAGGCCTGACCAGATACATCTTCAATCTTCCATCCGCTTTGCTCTAACTTTGTGGCTAATGTTTGTGTTGCATACTTATCAAAGCATATAATCGTGGGCCTGTACTTACGCGCCCACTCATTTATATCACTAGCCATCTTAACTTCATCAATTGCCACTTCACTAGACCATAACTGCATCAACCCGACCGCTATCTTGCCATCTTTGATCTGGCCAGCTACTAACGCACCGGATCTGCGAGTAGGAGCAATATCAAATGCCATAATAGTTGCCGGGCCAACGGGTATCTCTAGCGTGGAGTCGCTGCATGCCTCGATCGAACCATATACCCATGGGCTGACGGCAGAATCTATCCACTGGCAAAGCATCTCGGTGCGTGTGGCCTCTACGCTATTAGTATTTACCGACTCTTCTAGAGTTTGCTCTGTAATCAAGTGTCCAAGTGCTGGATTGGCAAATGTCCAGGCACTGCGATCGTGTATCTTACAATGTTGCGGAGCCGAGTACTCGTAATACCCTAAGTTAGCCGGTGGGTAGGACATACAGCGCTCTCTTAGATCATTAAGTACGCTACTGAAGCCATCGCCGGCATTACTTGTCATTAAGGTCATGGCGTTAGGCCTAGCTCTAGTTACAGGAAGGGCAGCAGTAAAGGCTTCCTCTGACCATTCTCTAAGTTCATCAAGATATAAGAAGTCGGCGGTCTTACCACGAGGTGCATCCCGGGTAGCTGCCGAGATCTCATACCTTGCCCCGTTTAATAGTGTAATAGACTCCTGCCCATTGGCAAGTCTTATCTGTCTTACATCCTTGCGTAAGAAATCGTTATCCTCAATCGTATAAGCAACCTGCCTGAAAGTATCTAAGGCCATATTCCGGTTAGATGACATACCTAGTACGTTCTTACTGCCCCAGAGATACATATGGCTCAGGATTAACATACGCGCTAGATGAGTCTTACCATTCTGACGTGCTACAAGACAAAGCGCACTCTTCTTAAGCCATTTACCCGCTGCATCCACGGATAGTAGGTCATCAAGTACCCAGCGCTGCCAAGGAATGAGTGGCATGTTGATTTTCTCGGCTAGATCGGCTACCTCTTGCGCCTTACTAGCTGTCTTTAATAAAGGCGTATGAATTCTAGGCTGAGTGCTACCGATCAGTTCTAGCCCCCTCTTGATGGGGATTACTTCTGCATCATTGGTGTTCAATTAGTAACCCTTCTGGGCGTATAAAAGGTGAGTCCGGAACGATCTGGACCGTACTAGGGAGAGATGAGGCAGGAAAGACAGGGGGGGTCGGCATAGGGCTAAAAAAACGGTCTCCTTTAAGGCCATTGCACTTGGCGCATATAGCTGCACAATTTAACGGGTCAAACGTATCACCACCCTTAGCGCGAGGGTATATATGATCTACTTGGTTTGCTTCGCCACCACACGCGTAACACGTGTAACCATCACGTGCGAGAATGACAAGTCTTAGGTTCTTCCAGCGTTGAGTACCAATAGATCGTTGATGCTTAGGCTTCTTATTAATCATTAATGCCAGCCCTTTGTAAGTAGGTGTTCAGCTGCCTTACACGCGTTAGGCTCATCATTAACATAACCATATCTATGACCAATATAGCGCATATGCCACACTATCTGTTCCTTAGGAGTAAGGGTAAGTACTAATGGGTTACGCATCTGGCCTAGACCATAGTGACTACCATTACGGGCTTTATAATTCCACTTGCTTTCTATAATAATGATGTAGTTATAGCACTCGAATTGATCCCAAGTTTTAAATGAATTGTAAGCATATAACTTTAAATTAGGTATTGAGTTATCAGCGGAATGAGCTTTATCAAGGCTTAATATTTGGCCTACAAATAGAGCGATACCTACTAGCGTGCACCTCGCGAGCTTGCGCCGGTGGCGCTCGCGTTTTCGCCTTGAGGTCGAATGCGATCTAGAGGGTAGCATGTAGAGTCAAATCACTCGGCATAACCGCAGGTCAGACGGCAAGTCGATTATCTGTTTACCGAGGTACTGAGTATAGGCCGGTGGTATAGCTTCAACTAACTCACCCCATAATGCCCACGATATACCCATGGCATCACGGCCTTCATCTATGGTTGTTGCAGTCTTACCACCATTAGGTATTTGGTCATTTAGTGAGCCATACACGCCTATTGGCCTACCTTGTAACTTATGATCACACTTAGATCCAACAAGAGGCATATTACTCTCGAACAATCTGTGCCGGCGTACTCGTAAACCAAACGAGGAGCCACATAGTTGAATAGGATCTATTAATGGACTACCCGGTACATTCTCTATAATATAAGGCTTCCCGGATGCTATTAGGGCTGCTCTAGTTTCTGGAATAAGATCTATTTTGCTTGTTGATTTACCTTGAGCGTTGCGTAAGTGTTGGGTGATGCTGTGCGTTTGGCACGGCGGACTAGCATGAATTACATCAAATTGCTGGATATACTCTTCATCCTTAAGTACCTTTAATACATCGGCACGTATATAAGTAAACGGATATCTTTTGCCATGTTTTAGGTCAACACCGTGCACTTCAAAACCGGCTTCAGCATAACCAACAGAGGCACCACCAACGCCACAGAATAAATCGAGTAACTTCATCGGATCCTATGTAACTTAAATCTATGAATAGCCTGCACAGCTATCTCGCCTATACCGTAAAGGGCTGTGTTAAATGTGATTGTCTTACGGCTGCCATCGGCTCGGTCAAACTTATGATTATAAGCAATAGGCATAATTGCATCGGCGTGATTCCATAAGTTAAACCACCACCTACCGTTGGTAAAGGGCACCAATGCCACACCGTTGGAATGAGCTAAGAACCTATCTACCCACGGCGTTGGCTTTGAATAGGGTGGGTTCATCCAAACTAGGCCAAACCAATCTTTAGATAGGCCATCATCCTCAATGTTATATTTGGTTTTAGCCGGTACAACACCGCCAACTATGGGCGAGCACGGGTCTAAATCAAACTCTAGGCCGAGGCCGTTAAATATCCATTGTGATGTGTAGTAATCGTCTCCACCTGAATTACGTCTACCTGTAGGCATTACTTCTCCTTAACTAAGGCGCAAGTGTGACAGGCCACGGTGACGAACATCCAACTGCCACACTGATCGCATCGGGTTATGTCCGATTCAGGTATAGTAACGGCTTCGGCGATATTCTTTATCCCGACACACCCGCAGTCCATGCATTGATAGGCCTTAAATCCTTCCGGCGTATCTAGCTGATCGAGCCACAGAAACTCTGTGTCACGCTTGCAGCCGTTGCACTTGAATTGCGGGTGCTTCATGGTAATCTCCTATTGTCTAACCGAACATCGGACACAAACCAAGTAGTTTCCATCATGTGTAAGCCTGTCGTCATTACAAGCTATACACGTATCAATAGACGGTGCAAGGCTGGCCTTATCGTTCTCAATGCGTAAAGTCCAGCCCGATCCGTCAAGGATCTCTAAATACCCCATTACTCACCTCCTTTGCCTGCTTCAGCATCATCTGGCCAGTACCACGTGCCGGCGGCAGTTAGTTTGGCCCACTTAGCATCGCATTGATCCGGTTTAGCTGCGCTGCATACATACCCGGCGTATGGTTTGTTTGTAGCCTTGGCAATACCCTCTTTCTTTACCATACTGCCGTGCCGACAAGTAAAATCAACAGCGACCACTTCGCCAATTTGAGCAACGCTCTCACCAACAGACCAGACAAGTGGATCAGACTCATTAGCAACCGCTTTATCCTGTGTATTAACAAGATGCAACGCATACTCCATAGCAGCTGATTTAGATCCTGGTCTGCCATATTTAGGCGTAAATTGCTTCTCATTTACTCTAGCCATTTCTTCTCTACTTGGTCCATTCTTCTCAGTACCGATATTAGCGACTTTAAAAGCAACGCCTCGAGCCGAAGTCGCACAATTTTCAAGTGCAAAGTCGCGATTAACGCCACGGTCCGATATGACTTCCTTTGCTTCTCCTGTTGCGAATGGTTTTTCATCAGCGTTGTCCCTAAATAATTCACAAACAACAATGACTCGAGTGTCTGACTCCGAGACAATTCGTGTTCGTACTGCTCCATTTGGATACCTTTCCCAGAATATATTTGATCGTTCCTGAACGGTTGTATAATCACTTAAATCAAATGCCATTATTCTCCAGCCCTCCATTCAAACTCTCCGTCTTTCTCGGCTTCGATGCATAGCTGGTAAATAGCCATGTATGCACAGATGTCCACGATACTGTCCGCGTGTCCAGGACTTTCAGCCAGCCTCGATATTTTCTGGAGAACGTTAATAATTGGTACGTCGTGAGGCATGATTGGATAGTCAATGTATGCACTGACCGACTTTGCGATTCGTTCCATGTTGTAAATTGCGTGTCCATAAACGATACCTCGCTCGTGGACAAGTGCCGTGGCATTGTTAAACAGCTTCTCAGTTGTTGTCGGCATCGATTTTATTTTCTATCATCCGGCGGTGCATATCCCAGCCGTCTTTACGGCCACGCCAGTAATGTGTCTGCTTTGCATTCTCATATACACCGTAAGCCCAGATAATCGCAACCATACTAGCGACCCATAATAACCCGGCTTGTTTTAGTGTCATGCGCTTACCAGTTCATCGCGTAGATGGCAAGGGCTAGCGTAGTTAGTTAATATAACCCAACCGCCGGCCTCATCGGAATGAATACTGCATTGATCTGCAGTTAAGAAACCTTCTGCCATTTTTAACGCTGCATACTCATCAAACCAGTACGCGTATGTCCAGCTAAACTCTGGGGTAGGATCAAACCTATCAGCCTGCTCTTCCCAGTTAATTCCTTGCCATTTCATTGAGCTAACCCATAGTCGTTCAAAGTCAGCTGCTGTTAGATCTATTTCTATTTTCAAGTAGCCCTGCTTCCTGCACCACGTTTGTGGCACAACAGAAGTATGGCATTTGTGTATGACTTTGTGGATAGTTTTAGGGAGTATTTGTATAACGATTGGGTAACGATTTACCCGTAATACCTGCCCAATGCTGTGAATGAGCCATCCTTAGGATCGATAGGCACTAACGTAGGTGTTAGCGTCTTTCCCGCGGACTCCATTATACACATACCATTCTGCCAATTCGCGCTGTTATAGCGGATATAGCCCGCTTTCTTTCTATCCATAAGGTTTCCTACCTCTATGCCATATAAGGCCCGCGTGTGCCCGTTTACGCCCTCTGTATAGGCACTCATGCCCAGCCTGTGGCTGTGCCCCGCCAATACTGATTTACCAAACTTCTTAGCAAGGTTGAGGGCCGTAATACCGGCGTGCTGGCTCATATTGCCTTCATCTCCGTGGCATAACACCCATCCGGGATGAAACTCATAAGCCTTGCGATGATAAGTCATACCCATTTGTTCAAAGCCCATAAACGCCGGGTACTGTAGCTCGGGTAAGTTAATTAACCCCGGTACTTTTAATAAAGTGTTGTATAAGCGATCAGTATGATTGCTGCGGATAATGTGCATTTGCGGACTGTACTCACCGATATCCCAGAGTATCTGCTTACATAGCTCACGATCAGCGTGTAGATCCTCACTGTAAGCCAAAGGTGTGCCTTCGCTCCATTTACTAATCGACTGAAAATCAATCTCATCACCAACCACCAATACAGAGTCAAACTTCTCCCGCCTTGCTAGTTTGATGACGTTCTTTACCGCAGAGTCTAACTGGAACGGTACCTGAAGGTCTGAGATTACTAGCCAACGCTTAATCGTCATCCTCATCTGGAGTAGGGATATTAGGTATAATCGCATCTGGCTTATCGTTAGCGATCCAATCGGGCATAGCGTTAGGCTCTTGCACAAACCACCACGCTAACTCATCACTAAAGCCAGCCTTTTTAGCTGCTTTATATACCTCATGTGCTGTAATCATATGCACATCTAACTTAGATAATGGCTCAGGACTATTACGCACCACACGCCTGTTGATTTTCTTACGCTTGATTTTAGGTTTGGTAGCCATAATTAAATTATCGCTTACTAATTAGAATAAAGAGATCATCAACACGCAACTCGAGCCTTGTTAATTGATCCTTCATACTTGCACCTCCATTGGGGCGTAATTCATTAAGCCAGCCCCTAACTAAGAAACGCAAGCCGATCAGCACGGCGGTTAGCACGGCGCAAACGCCAGCGCCAAAGCCGGCCCACTCGCCCGGTGTCATTTTTTAGGAGTTGCATAGCCAAACACTCCAGCTAATACGGCCCACAGTACGGCACGATAATCTGCTGCGAAGTTGGATGCTGCCCATGCTGATAGAAATGCACCAGCGGTCAGTACGTAAGGATTTTTCATATTCATATCTTGCCTCCTATTAGTGGTATATCAAACGGCCTAGCATCTTGATCGCCTAACTTTGTAAAGCTGATGTGCATGTGGTGTTCATGTTTGTTAAAGCCTTTGTACTCTCGCCAAACCCAACCCTTCTTACTACTGGCTATGCGTGAGTTATGTATTACATAAGATATGCGCTTATCGGTTTTGCCGCATTCTCTGATTTGGTCACTAAGATATACGCTGAGCCCTTTTTGTTTAGATAGCCCAACACTAATATCAATGGCTCGTACGCACCCATCGGTGTCCGGGTTATGATCGGACTTTGTGGCAGCATGACGACTATCCCCGATCCAACCATCAGCTGAAATATCCCGATCCGGATACCAGGTATCAACTTGATCCCTTAACTGCTTAGCAGCTTTAGATAACCAGGGTGTCATTAGCTGAGCAGAAGTTTTGCTTCGTCCTCAGTTAAACCCAAGCGTTCAAGTAATGCTGTTTTTGCATTTGCTTTAGTTTCTACCGTTTTTGCTTCATTTGCTTTTATTACTTTGATAACATCATCAATTTCTTTTTTAGTAGGGGCATCACCTTCTAAAACATGCCAGTTAATTGATGAATAATCATCACCAGAATAAACATATTCAGAGTTTGGTTTTAATTTTTGTATTGCTGCATTTAAATAATCCATTTATGCACCTATTTCCATTAGAATAATTGTTGATGTTTCTGTATTATCAAATTGGACTTTAACTGTTCCCGAACCAGCACGCCTTGCGAATTGTGTTTTATATGTAGTTGCAGATGTTGTTGCCGGACTATCTAAATAACATGTGCTAACGCATATAGATTGTTCTAAAAGTGTGCCAGTATAAGGACTTATTGTAGAAATTGGGTCTAAAAATGCAGTAGAACCCCTCAGTAATCTTAACTTTGTGCCATTTGCAGCCGAGTCATTAGCCTTATACACACCTTGTTGGCTTACTAAAACTAAAACTTTACTTGTATTTAAGGTTGGCGTGATTGACGCTGATAAACCTGTATCGGCAAAAGTTGTTGTAGTGCTTGTTTGTTCTGTGGCATAAGAACCATAAATTACTTGTAAAACTTTACCACCGCCACCGGCAGCAGCAGCCCATTTTAATCCTGTAGCTTCTGCGCTATCGGCTGTTAAAACATAATTGTTAGTTCCTACTGCTAATCTTGCATCACTTGTACTATAAGTATAAAGATCACCTTTAGTAGTTAATGGAGATGCGCCACCTGCTTGTATGTAATCGTAAAATATAGATGCACCTGTTGCAGTAAAATATAATATGCCTGCATCATATTGTGGCAGTATTAAACTACCAGCACTCGCTACTGTTGCAGTACCGGCTGTAACTGTACAAGCACCTGCGCCAAGATTTTGTATGAATACTGTATCACCTGCTGCAAAGAGTCCGGTATTAACTGTAATTGTGGTAGCACCTGCTGCATTCATAGCAACAGTACCGCCAGCATCTGCAGCTACTAATACATAAGATGTGGTCTTAGCCGTTGCAGATCCACCGCCCATAGCGGTTTGTTGCAGACTTGTCATCTGAGCAGCTGTTAATACCTGCCCTGTGGTAAAGGTTTGTTTAGCCATTATTCTCCTTAGTAACTGAGGACATTATAGTCCAACATGCCGTAGATTGCGTTGTCTAAAATCAGCGAGTCAATAACTGGCTCTAGTGTGGTAAATACTGTCTTAAAGCTGTTTGGTGTAATTGTGTTGCTTACCCCAAAGATCTGCAGGGTTTTCTCCAAAGTCGATCCACCGGGTTGAGTGGTGATAACTGTGATCGGATCAAAGAAGTCTAGGTCTAGGGCTGCGATTATGCCTGTGTTGTAATTATCGGTGTATAGGTCAAGCTCTACTGCATCACATCGGATGCTGGTTTCTGCACGTGAAGCGGTATAAGCCTGAGCATATTGGAGTGCTACCGCATCGGTCTGCATTAGTAGATCCTGCAGGTTATATGAGTGTAAAAAGTATTTGTCAATAGATGCTTGATTAAATGAATTTTGAGGGCTACCGCCTGTCCTAGTAACTGTGGCAGAGTTAAAGACTAAAGAGTCATTTAGTATCCATGTTGCATTGGCGTATTTGATACCTGTGCCGTCATCGGCAAACAAGGTAGTGGGATCTCCAATAGAGCCAGCCGTAACAGATCTATCTTGGAATACAAATGAGCCGGTAGCATCTACATATAAAGCACCATACTCCGAGTCGGTAACAGTTTGCATAGCTTGTAAAGAAGTCCTAACAGTACCGGGATCCGCTTGCATAGTAGTTAATCCTGCATCTACATCTCGCATAGTTGCTGGCCAATCAATCTCATCTAAAATCTGATTTATTCTAGTGCCAGATAAATCTCCAGCAGTAGCACCAGTAACAGTAGAGATCTGTGCAAGGTTACCTAATCTGAAAGCATCTACAGCTGTGATAGTTGTATAGGCAAGCTCTGTAGCATCTGAGGGCTGAGTATTAACGTATGAGGTAATAAAGCCAGAGAATATTGGATATGTTACTCCTGAGTAGGTAGCAGTTATTTGTACCTTTTTCATTGGTGTTAAAAGTCCCGCATAAGGTGAATTTAAGTTGAGGGGATTAAAATCGCCATTTTGATCTATAATTCTTAAAGTTAAATTACCTGTCTGAAATTGATCGACTAAAGCATTACGACCTCTAGCAGTTTTAATATAATTTGCTTGATTACTAACATCTACAATTACTGCTGTGGCATCGGCTAATATGTTTGTATCTAATATGCCAGTATCTAAAATCATAGCTTGAGCAAAGGCTGGCCCGGTCGAAAAGTTAAGAATTACATTTACTGTAGGTATAGCCATTAGAACCCTACGTCTATATAACCAGCAGGGTTTAATCCTCTGCCTTGTCGTTTCAAAGCTAATACTGCATCTTGAATACTAGTTACTAAATCTTGATTAGATAATACTGAACCTTGATTATTTACAATAACCTGTGAATTATCTATAACTGTTGTACCTGTTGTAGTGGATACAGATGAAAC